GTTGTACCGCCTGCCTTCGTTAAGGAAATGTTGAAGGAAGACTCTGCCCTGATTCAGGCTGATACTATGGGTGATTCCTCTTCAGCAGCGAAGAATGGTTTTATTAAAAATATGATGGGTTTTGACATTTATATGTCAAACAATGTTGCGACTAATGGTGATTATCATGCTATTATGGCTGGTACTAAAGCAGCTATTTCTGGTGCGCAGCAGATCGTTAAGACTGAGAAAGTTAGATTGCAGGATACCTTTGCTGATGGTATTAGAATGCTTTCAGTTTATGGTGTTAAGGTAGTCAAGGCAGAAGCCCTAGCAACTGCCTATTGTCAATTTGATTAGCAGATATAATTAGTATAGTCTTTGGGAGGCTGGACTATAACTAGCCTCTCGAAATTAAACACAAGGAGATTTAATTATGGCTACTGGAACTTGGACTGATGCTTGCGATACCGTTCTTAATACGAACATGGCTGGCACTTATGTAATTAGTAATACGGTCGATATGACTGATGTTATTGCAGGAACTAGTGTAACTGGTGCTGCGGGTGATATTGTGGAATGTTTGAGCATTCCGGCTGACACTTGGGTACAGGCAGTAATTGTAGAAACTACTACTGCAACTGGTGTCTCTAGTTCGACTATTGATGTTGGTGATGGGGACGATGCTGATGGATGGTTGGATGGGGTAGACTCAAATGCAACCGCTGTTTATAATAGTAAAACACTAACTCTCGGGGAAGCTACTCCGAATACTATGTCACCAGCTTTTGGTGTTCCTGGTAAGGTGTATACTGCTACTGATACTATTGATGTTTTAATTAAGGTATCTAGTGCTGTATCGGATGATTTGGAATTCAAAATTTGGGCGATATGCACACCTCTTAATTAGTTAAAAGTCATTTTGCGGGGTTGGACTAAAACTAACCCCGCACTTAATCAAACAGGAGTTACTATGGCAATAACAACCTATTTGGAATTACAGGATGCAGTTAGTAATTGGTTAGAGATTGATACTCAACCGAATCGTATTGTTGAGTTTATTTCTGCTGGTGAAAGTCGTATATATGATGACGTACGTATACCTGATGTTATTACTACATCTGAATTGGAATTAGATAAGTATGCTAATTCAGTAACGATACCAGCTGGATGGTTGGAGTTAGTCTCATATCCTATCATACAAAATCATATATATGACATTGCAACTAATGATTTTGTTGCTACTAATTGTACTATTACAACATCTACAACGGTAGAGGCAGTTAATAAGGGTGCTTATGCTGATAGTATTACAATGTCCTCTGATACTGCAAAGAAACACTATATAACTTACACTTATGACAATTCAGCTACCGATACTGATCTCAGCATATCAGTTTACTGCAAAGCAGGAACTGGTACTTATGGAAGCAGCATCGGTTTTATTGTTTCTAATACTGCCCTAGGTAGCCCCACTACCGACTTCAACTTTACTACTGGCGTACTGACTGATAGCAGTGCAACCATGTCTAGTACCTCTACGGAATTAGCAAATGATTGGTATAAGATTACTCTGGAAGTACAAACAAATGACGATATTACATTAGATATTTATGTAGGTACTGCTGATGCTTCCGTTAATGGGGATGGTTCCATTGTTTATATATGGAGACCAGCCATAGATCAGAAGTCACTAAATAGCAGAAGTTATCTTAATTTGGTTCCTATTTCTGAAGTAATGGAAAGTTTAGATAGGCAATTAACTGCTAGACCTACTAAAGCAGCAGTTAATGGAACTAACTTATTTTTAAATACTTATGCTGATAGACAGTATATGATCAAGATTCAGTATTATCAGAGAGAGTTTCTCAGTTTAACTAATTCAACCTCTTGGTTACTTGATAACTACCCTATGGTACTAGTATATGCTGCCCTTGTTGAGGCTAGTATATGGAAACAAGGTAAAACTAAGAATGTTGTATATGAACAAATGTATATAGAACAAATTAGACGTATACAACGTCATATTAATAGAGCAAAACATGGGTCGTGGACGATGCCGCATAGTCGCACGCCTTTAACTTAGGAGAAAATATGGCTATTTCCACTTATACAGAGCTACAAGCAGCCGTTGGTAATTGGCTTGGAAGGGATGATCTTACCAATAGGATACCTGAATTTATCCAGGGTGGTGAAATTCGTATACAGGATGATGTCAGGGTACCTGCCTTGGCAACTACGACAGATGTAACAGTTGCTAGTGGTGTAAGTAGTGTGACACTATCCTCAGATTTTTTAGAATTGGCTAGTCCACCTATACTGCATGATGCTAGTACTAGTAGGTATATGCTTGATCCACGACCATATGCAACCGTTACTTTTAATTATGGAACAACTACAACTGGCATACCAACGCAGTATGCGATATTAGCTGATAAGATGTATTTTAATTATGCTGCTGATGCAGATTATACTCTTAAACTAACAGCCTATACAAGATCATTTTTGGGTGGAGCAGTAACGACCAATTGGTATACTACCAATTACCCAATGGCTCTCTTATATAGTGCCCTACTGGAATCTGCTATGTATACTGAAGAAGACCCATCAACATATAAAGCATTATATGATGAACAGATTAATAGAATTAGAAGTTATGTAGATAGACAGGCAAAACAAAACTGGTCATTGCCGGAGGAAACAAGTAAGTAATGCCACAACAACAACAATCACAGGTAGTGGAAGTTCCATATCTTGAAAAGGGACTTGATACTATTCATAATACTATCAATATTCTCCCTGGCTTTGCACAGCAATTGCAGAACTGTCAGTATAAATTAAATACACTATTTTTAGGTCGTGGTGGATTGGACAAACTTAACTCGTCCTCACTACACAGTACAGATGATATCAAGGATATTATTAAGATAGGTGATTACCTATATGCAGCCGTTGATAAATATGTTTATAAGGTTACTATATCAACTGGTAGTGCTACATTGATAGCATCATTAACAGGTTCTGATCCATATCTTATTAATTTTAATAATGATTTGATTATATGTGATGGAACTAGGACAATGCGTTATGATGGTAGTCATGTATTTGCTATAGGTTCCCATGAGGATACTATTACTGATACAACCGGGGATGGATCGGCAAATGTCTATACTACTAAAGTGTATACCTATACAACCGATAATGATAGTTGCTATCATAATTTTATACAAACTACACTGTCTTTAAAGAAGGTAGGTAATCCTGAATCAGTTACAGTTTCTTTAGCTTATGGTGGAAGCACCATCGAAACAGAAACTGTTCTTGGAACTACCCTAACGACTGACTATGGTTACTATACATTTGATTTAACAACTCCACTAGAAGTACCAAGTAATACTGCTGTTACAGTAACTATTACGGCAACTGATACTGATACAGATAACTATGTTATAGTGGAGCTGTATAGTGCTAAACCAATGTGGAGATTTAATGGACAACATGCACCTAAAGCAAGGACTGGGCTAGTCTGGGATGGTCACTTAATATTAACTAATGATGCTGATGACCAGTCTAAGTGCTATTTCTCAAATGTGAATTTAGCCGATGACTTTTATACAGAGGGTTTGGGTGGTTATATATCATTCAATGATGACCAGTATAGTGAATGTATAGCATGTACACTGGTCTTCAATAACTTAGCACTAACTGGTCTTGCTAGTAGTGAACCAGTTACTACCCTAGTTGATACGGATTGGTCTATTTCGCATAGATTTGTAGGATCATCAGAGTCTAAACGAGCATTTAGAGGATCATTGAATACACTTTACTCTGTTGGTGAGAATGGTTTAAGTATAACTACTGGTACCGATACCTTTGGTGATATACAGTTCTCTACTGTATCTGGTCAGATTAAGGATGTATTTGATGGTGCTGATTTATCAACTACTGTTATATGTTATATGCCTAGTACTAAGCAAATATTTGTTAAATTGAATACATCTGAGGTTCTGTATGTATTCCACACGGATGGTGGACAGTGGACTACATATAAATTTAATGGAGCTGTACCAACAGTCTTCAAGGAATTTGATAATGTAATTTATATTGGTGACTCAACCGGATATATTCACATACTAGATGATACCTTAAAAGAGGATAATAGTAGTACGATTGAGTACATTATAATTTCAGGTGGAATGGTTTTATCACCCTTCGCGGATGTACGTATATCTGCATTTAATTTATCATTGGTTACTAATTATACTCTAACAGCTACATTAACGCTAGTTGGTAGAATGTATGAAACTGATTTTAGTGTATCTATAGCAGCTAACAATGAATATATATATGACTCAACTATGGAGATAGGGTCTTCAACTGGAAGTGTAACACAAATATCAGACCCTGTCATTCAAAAGTGTAAGGTACTTACTGATACATTACAATATCAGCTTACTGATATTACTTTAAATGAGGCACTATTATCTGTTGGTAAATTCTACCTCAAAGTAGCTGGTGATGGGAGGAATTTAGCTTAATATGACTATAACTAGACAATATCCCCTAAGCATGGGTAGTGGTGGTGATACAGTCAAAGAGGGTTTCGATAAAGTTGATGATGAACTTGATAATATCATTAGTCAGGGTAATATTGATATTGGAACAGTATCATCATCATTAACAACTCACCAATCTAGCTCTGATCATGACAGTAGATACTATACGGAATCAGAAATTGATAGTAAGTTTGCAACGGTAGATAGTGATGTGGATGATATGATACCAGATATGTCATTAGGAAGATATATGTGTCCACTACTTTCTTTACCTCTAAAAAATAGTTTAGCTATGGAAATAGGTACCGGTTCAGTTACTTTTACACGAGCATTTGCAGGAGCTACATATATAGATAGATATGGAGTAGTACAAGATGCTAGTACTGACGTCGCTAGATTTGAATCAGAAGGTTTACTTATTGAAGGTGCTAGTGAGAATCTTTGTTTGCAAAGTGAGGATTTTAGTAATGCTAGTTGGAGTAAAGGCCCAGGATTAA